TGAGCCTGAACCTGCGGCTGTACAACAGGACGAGCTGCAACAGTCGGTTGAGCAATCGGCTGAGCTGCAACGGTCGGCTGAGCAACAGGCTGTGGCTGTGCAAACGTCGGCTGCGGCTGTGCAAACTGCGGTTGTACCTGAGGAGCCATCTGAGCTGCAAACTGAGGATTAACCTGCGGTGCTGGCTGAGCAACTGGCTGGCCCATTCCAGCCAAAGACGGCTGTACAGGAGCGGCCTGCGGTGCAGGTTGTGTCGGCTGGTTAATTACAGGAGGATTGGTGTACTGAGCCTGCGGAGCTGCCTGTTGCGGCTGAGTGTTACCAAGGAATGCAGAACCAGGCATACGAGCCATAGCAGGGTTCGCTCTGGCTGCAGGAGCTTCCTTATTCGGGGTTACATCAGCAGAATTGTCATACGAAGCGCTTCCAGTCTGTTCTGCCAACCATTCGTTAAGCATCTTCTGAGCTTCGGCATAACTCGCAGGAAGGTCTTCTCTCTGGAATTCGTCGAGGTCAACACACTGGTTCAGGTAGGCCAAGATTTCCGCATCAGTTGCTGCCAAATCACTCGGAGCGTCAACAAACTTGCTGGCATCGTAGGTGTTAATAGCCTTTCCGTTAATGATGTTTCCAGATTCCTGACACGTAACTATGAAGTCACGGCCACCACGAACCTGTTCGGGGAAGAAACGTGTTGCATTCTTGAGTTCCAATTCATTCGGAACATACACTGCACCTTTCTTACGACCTTCCTTGGTATTTTCCCATCTCCTCTTTGCTACGACTTCTGGTTCACGAGGATAGTCGAGAGTGTTGTTAACCTTCACGGAGTGTTCCCAGAGTTTCACCTGGTTGTTAAACTCTGAATGAACCGTATCCTGACGGATAAGTGTGTTAGCAACATAGCTCGTGCTAGCAGCGTTACCTTCATTAACCTTCACTTCTTCTGCGGCAATTGCATCACCAGCATCAGCCAATGGTTTAAGCTTGTGGTAACGTTCAGTCTTCCAGTCGCAGTACGGGCAGATTCCCTTGTAAAAGTCAGGAGCGTCAGAAAGTGTCCTCAAACATTTGAAGTATTTCTTAGGGCCCTTACCAATACGGAGATAGTGAACCACAACCTTACGGAATGGAGAGGGGTTTTTATCCCATACCAGATTACCCTGTGCATCACGCTTCACACTCGGAAGAATACGCACCTGGGCGGAATAATATTTGTGGGTATCGTCCAACCTTGTTTTCCATACACGCTCATCAACTTTGCGTTCGGGTTCGGTGGACTGGGAAGGCGGCAAAGAAGCCGCAGTTGGAACATAGTTCAAGTCAAGTGTACTCATGTTATTACCTATTGTTAATTCTCATTGTTATAAACCGAGGATTTCTCCTCAGTTAAAGTTTATAACGTAAGCATTCTTACCAAATATATTTTATTCCAACTGCAAATGCAAGGGCTTATTGCATTTTTTTCTTCTTTTCGTATTCCAGAGCTTCCGCCTGCTGACGCTTGTATTCGAGCATCTTGGCCTGTTCGGTCTTCTGCATGGTGGCAACAACCTCCTTCAGGTTCTCAGGCGGCTGGTAGTCCTTTTCATCAGCATGCATCTCCTTCAAGGACTCCTCGATGTCGTCAAACAGGTCATCAATGCTCCATTCCAAATTGGCGACCACCTTGTTCTTGATGGTAGCGAAGTCGAATACGTTCCTTTCTTCCTTGCTCAGTTCGGTGTCCTCAACCTCGTTGGCGTGGTTCGGGTCGTAGTCATCACGAATCTTGACCCTGCGAACACCCTGCTTGTCAACGTACGTTTCAAGAATCTGGTCGGTTTCCTTCTGGTCAAGAACCTTTTCGGAGACCTTCTCGGACGCTTCCGTATACTCATCTGCAATACCAAAGTATTTCTTGCCAACCCACTTCTTTTCGGGTGCGCTCTCACGGATTTTCTGAATCCATTTCTTGTAATGCTCGGTTTCGACAAGCTGGTAAGCCCTCGGACCCGTCGGTAGGAACGGGGTTTCGTCAAGCATCTTGCTGTGACCAGTGGCAGCCATCCTGTTCAGGTCGGCATTCAAGGCGGCAAGCTGCTGCTTCTTTTCCCGATTACTTTCTTCAATAAGATTCCTGTCAGCGGCAGTAAGTGTACATCTTTTCATTTTATGACCTCTTTTCCAAACGTGCTATAATTCTTTCCTTCAAACCAGGAGGCAAACTGGAATTTTCAAGATTAACCCGCCCGTCTCGTTTTGCCTTGTCGAAACAGTCGGCAATCTGGTCAACAATCGCCTCGATAATATCGTCAGAGAATACGTTTTTGACAAGAAAATCAATGTCAAAGTATTCGTCCAGACTCGACACGACCTCGAACATCCCGATTTGGGAGTCTGCCTCGTGCAAAAGTTGGTAGACGGTCAATACGCATTCATTGAAATACGCAGCCCTGTCCTTAATCAACGGTTCAGGCATGCTGAACAGTCCGCAGGTTCCATCTACGAGAGAAGGAGTCGAAAACTTCGCCTCAATCTTCTCGCAAATCATCTGCCTCTGGTGTTCATCTAAGATGGTAAACATAAATACCCAGTAGTTAAATCTACTGGGTAAAATACATTTTTAAAAGAGTTGGACCGTTGACGCAAAGTTTGGGTCTAGTGGTTTCTCTTTCTTCTGTCTATGTTGCTCTAATGATGCTTGCTGAGTCTGTTGCTGACATTGCTGCTGAACTTGCTGTACGTTCTGAGCCTGTTGTTGCTGACGGGTCATTGGTCGTCTCTGTTCCAACGCCTCCAACTGTTCCTGCACAATAGATTCTTTAATTATACTATCTATGACTTCCATATCCTCAGGTTGGGTATCACTGATACGCATGTGGGGCCAATCAACCCTCACATTAAACTGTACATCGCTTGAACCAAATCGGTTCTTACTAATCGTAACGCTAAGGAAGCCAGCCTTTTTCAACGCAACGTCACGTATAATGATATAGTAGAAATCAACAGTATCGCCAAGACCCATTGAACCCGCAGTCTGGTCCATGCCGATGTCCTTCATTCGGTAACCAGCACGTTGCATCTGCGTTCCAGTCAAGATAGCCATATCACGGTTAACCGCAATATTTCTCAACTGTTCGGCGGCATACAGAATTTTCTGGAAGCTACCATCAAACTGGGTATATGTACCCGAGTTCGGACTGATAATACCGATGTAATCAACAACGAGGAAGTCAATCTTAATTCCCTCGGTCATTTCCAACTCGTTAATATACCCCTCGATATCATCAGGAGTTGTCTTTCGGGTCGGCATCCAGTTGATGAACAGGTTGCCTGGGGTCGGTATAGACGGGTCATGTTCGTTTTGAAGCTTGACAATCACTTCCTCATCGCTCATCTTAGCGATGTCGTAACGAGATACATCGAGAATAGCACTCGTTACACGCTCCCAAATCTTTGCAGCATCAAGTTCAAGGCTTATATACACCACATTGTAGCCAAGAGTTGCAGCAAAGGCAGCTTCATTGACCATGAACATCGACTTACCACCGCCAGACGTACCACCTACAAGGCTCAGACACTTGCGGAAATATCCACCGCAAGTACCCTGTGCATCTGGTGTTTCACTGGTGAACTGACGAATCGCACCAATCCTTGACGGAATACTCTTTTCCATGTCGCCCAGCTTAGACTTGGCATACTTGGCATCACGGATATAATGAATACCCAAGTTAGTGGTCAGTCGGAAATTCAATGCATCCTGCAACTGAGGCATAATGCCACGCATGGCCGACGGGTCCTTTCCGTGCATGTGAAGAGCGTACTCTTCCATCAGCCTCTGTGAAACCTTAAACTTGAAATAATCTTCAATTAAATTCTTTTTGACATCTGCTGAGATTACACCAATAGGCTTCGTGATTTTAAGGAGCTGCTCCTTAGCTTCCTCACTGTAGCCTGGGTTCTGATTTAATCCAGTTACAAGTTCCTGTGCCGTCGGATATCGGTCATACTTCCGACGGAATGCATTAACAAGGTGGACAATCTGCTTGTCCGCCTTATCCTCAAAATAATCTTCCTTAATCTTGTCCGCTATACGCAGACGGATATTTTCGTCTTCAAAAAAACACCTCAGGACATACTCTTCATCGCTTAAATCTTCTACTACCATATTTCACCTTCGGTTATTTATCACAGTTCAAAATAAAAGATACATTATCATACGCATTTTGGCAAGACCTAAAAAACCAGACGGAAGATATACACCCGTCTGGTTTTAATCAGGTATTTGTCATTAAGCCTTAACACCCTTTGCAGCAATCTCGGCGGCAGATTCTTCCTGCACTGCTTCGATTTCATCGCTGATGTTCTTCGGGGTAGCGGCAGCTTCTTCCTTCAACTTGCTCTTTCGGGTCTTCTTCTTGGTCTGCTCTTCCTCAGTGAGAGGTGCAGGCATTTCGCCAACAAGGTCCTTTGCAAAGAGGGACACATCGTACATGTACTGCTTCTCGATGTAAGCAAGGAACTTCGGGTCGCTGATAAGCGGTTCCATGAATGCCTGCGTATTGCATTCATCGGTATCATCGTCAGTCCAACGGAATTCACGGAGAAGTTCGCCAGTTTCCTTGTCAATATCATAATCAGGACGATGGAGGAATGTACCCTGATTGCCCTTCTTGATTTCAACCGCAGCACCAGATGCAATAGCATCTTCAACCAATCCGTACCAGCGGTCGATACCACCATTCGTAAGAATACGGTATTCGCAGGTGCGGTCTTCCATACCATCACGACCCTTCTTAATCTGTGCGGTGGCAATCTTACCAATCTTGGATGCCTTCTGTGTGCTTGTCTTCTTCGTCTTGTAAGCCCTTCCGTTAGTGCAAACAAGCACGATTGAATCACTGTTAAAGTACAGTTCGCAACCACCTGGAATGTTCTTCGGGTCCTTGTACTGTTCGAGGGAGTCATAAACGTGGTTGATGATAAGAGAAGTGAACTCAGATGCGTTAATCAGCTTGGCAAGTTCATTCTTCTTAATAGCAGTCTGACCCATGTCAGCGGTAGGCTGGTCCTTACCCGTCTGCTTTTCGATGGCTTCAACACGCTGCAAGGAAATAATCGGGCCCCAAGAGTCAAACAAGAGGAAGACTTCGTGGCGTTCCTTACGGGTCAAGCCTTTCTGGGCATTCGTAATAAATTCATTGATTTGGTGGATGAACTTTGATTCAAACACCACGATTTCGTCAGTGTTCACACCGAGGCGCTGTGCCAACGTAAAGTTGAACGCACCTTCTGACGATACAACGATGCAATCCATTCCAGAGTGGTAAGCGCTTGCAAGATAGTAAAGGCCGATAAGGGATTTACCCATTGTAGACGGAGCTGCGATTTCCGTCATGTGGCCCTTTTTGATACCGTGGTTTACCATACCACTGAAAAGGACTTCAAGAACTGGGATTCCGCAGCCGAGGTATTCGACTGGCTCGTTCTTGCTGATGATGTTTTCTTCGAAGGCCTTAATACCCTTCAACTTGGCTATCAATTTACTAGGCATATTTTACTCCTGTCTGTCTTGACGTTCAACCCAGGGGGTCCTTGTCTTCAGACTTGTTGATGCTTAGACATACAATGTTTATAAGATTACTGGTGGCCGACCGACACCTCATGGTCGAGAATCTTCTGACAGGCGAACCTGTTCTCTCGGATGATGCTCAAAACAGCCTTCATCGAGTTCAGGTATTCCTCCTGCTCGGCAATCTTCTTTTTCCAGTCTACGAGAATCGGGTCGCCGTTGATACGGTTCATAAGAAGCGTATTGTTCGTGTAACGAGGAATGGTCTTGAACTTGTGCTTGTGGGTGACCTCGGAAAGCAAGTCGTCCAGCTTCACGTTCATTTCTGCAACCAGACGGGTTTCCTCGTCCACCAAGCGGGCAAAAGTGTATTCATAGTTCGAGACTTTACGCAAATACTCGACAACCTCAGGAACGGCTTCGGGTATAGTAATGTACTTCTCCGCCATCGGCAAAACGTCATTCTTGAACTTATCTTCTGTCATGTAAACTCCAATGAAAAATGGGAACCCGTCGGATTCCCATTAAAAATATATTGTTTTTCGGCTATTTCATTATTCTTCTTGTGAATCTGTCGGAATTTCTTCCACAGGGCAGTCCTTCGTGCCAGGTTGAACGCCATTGTCGATATCCTCAACCGTGACTTTCTCCCCCTTCTTCTTGCGGCCTTTCTTTTTCTTCGGCTTTTCTTCTGCCTTTTCCGCTTCGGAAACGGGGATAACCTCTTCCTCTACCGTCAACGGGGCTTCTTCCGTAGACTTGGTATCGAACTTTGCCTTGATTTCAGCAGGGATGCTTTCAAGCATCGTACGCCACTTCTTCAGCTGGGTTGCTGAAATACGCAGTTCCTTCATGATTGTCTGCGGCTTCACACCATCTGACAACATGTGCAGGAGATTCTGGAACGGTTCGCTTCCCTCAATGATATTGTAGCATTCACGGTCGTAGACGATTTTGACCTGTTCATCTGAAACAGGAAGTCTGGCGTTATGAATGTCTTCAAGAACCTTGGTGTAGTCATTTCCCTGCATGACCGAAGCGATTACACGCCCAATCAGCTCCCCATCAAGGTTGTACTCAATCTTTTCATCGGCGGGGCCAGTCGGCTTGGATTCCTCTGCAATTTCCTGAATCTTGGCTTCCGTTTCCTCCTTGACCTTGGTGGACTTCGGCGGGAAACGAGGAGTGATTTCAGGGAACTTGTACAGGTAGTATTGCCAGAAGGCCGTTGCCTTTTCGTCGAAGCTCTTGTCCGATTCCTCGTCAACTGCATCCTTTTCAAGAAGCTTGATGACTCGGACAGCACATTCACTGAATCTTGGAATCTGAGTCGTCAAAATGTCCTTGTTAATCGGCTGCCAGCGAGAGTCAATCCACTGTGCCTGATTTGCAGGTGTGCATGGGCTAGAGAGCGGGTTGCTGTTGACATCCTGAACACTGAACAAGAGGGTGCTTGCCACGGGGAACTGGCTATCACCCATCTCGTAAGTGTCATAATTCTTTGCCTTGAACTCGAAACCGTCATTTTCACGGACGTATTCCTTGTAGAGCGTGACAGAACGGGCATGAAGCCTCTGGATGACATAGCCAACAAGGTTGCCTACATCGAACTTGTCATGTTTGTCGGTGTAGATATACTCGTCGGTGGACAAAATCGTACCCCAGTCGCCGTTACCGCAATGCTTGCAGAAGGCCTTGACGATTTCACTCACCTTTCTCCATCTCGCATCAGCCTTGATGAAGACGAAGCAATCGTTGTCAGCGATGATTTCCTTCTTTGCTTCCTGAAACCATTCAGGTTCTTCGGTCATGAAGATGTAAATTTTGCGAAACCCAAAGTTTGCGTGGTACTTGCACCACATCTTGAATTTCATTTTAGACTGGTCCACTAGACGGGCCAATAGATATACTCGTGGATTCATAGTAATTACCATTGATATTCAACAATAAATTACATTTTTTAAAACAAAAAGCGTCGGGAGAAAATCTCCCGACACCATGATGAGTCGATTGAAATACTAGAACGGGGGGTCGTCACCAAACGGACTGTCGAACACATTACCTACGTTAAAGTCTGGCACTGGTTGGGCCGCTTGTGCAGCAGTTCCAATAGAGGTCGGGACAGGTGCTGCAGAAATAGGTGATTCCAAGTCTTCCTTGATTCGGTCAATCTTGACTGATTGGTAATTCTTTTCCGAACTAAACTTCGTAGTACACCAATCGTATTGACTTCTCGGATGGAAAGCATAGAAACCACGCTCTCTCATATTCTTGATTAAATCCAACTGAGCCTTCGTGATTCCGATATGTTCCATTTCTTCCGCAGGAGCATACGCACTATTGCAGACACCGTTGCAAGATTCTGTAATCGCATTCTTGATGTTGTCAGGAGTGCAGCTAAGGTCGATAAGGGTCTTATTCCTAAGGAACTGGTCAACCCAACCTTCTCTCTTTGCGGTTTCATAAACGTCGCCACATTCCTTGACAAACTTCGGGGCGCCATCCTTACCGACGCAGGTAGCCTTAGGCAGGCCTGGGGTCTTCGGGTTAGGCAAGCTCATGCCGTGAATGTTGTCGCTGCTATCTCCAGATACGATTTTCTGAATCAGGTAGTCTGACGGAGACTCGCATGAAAGGAACTTGACGGAAAGATGGTCATAAAACACCGCTTTTTCACACTGAATCTGCATCATGTCAGTATCACGGGTGACAACAACGATTGTGCTATATCGGTCCTGCAATGCCTTTACCGCACCGTAAATAACATCGTCTCCTTCCGCCCCGTCAAGCTGTATAGGAAGGGCACGGTAATACTTTGCAAGTTCAAAGGCAAACCTGTCCTTATACTTCTGCCACTCGTCTTTCGGGGTCAATGCCGTCCACTCGCTGTACTTACGCTTTCCCTTGTAACTCGGGATGATAGGAGTCTTGTTCTCGTTCTTGGACTTCGTGCTAACCTCATACAGACCCCAGAGCAATTCCTGCTTGGCAGGGGAGAGTTCATTGAGGAAACGGTGGTCTTTGTTACGGAACGACGGGTATTCCTTAACTGGAATGCGTTCAACAGTGTATTCTTCCTTCTTCTTGTCAGGCTTGCCGATACGATAGGCATAGTTTTCCGTTTCCGTGTAGATATAGGTATCATCGTGGTACACGATTGTATGCTTTCCGTAGTAATCCTTGACGAAATCCTTTCTCCAAGAGTTTCCGTCAACGGCAATGATGATGTCCAGCGGATTGAAACGCTGAATCAAATCGTTCATCGAGGTGACCATCTTGTTACGCCACAGACGGAGTTCATCTTCCTTGGTCTGGACACCGTAATCATCACCCATCTTATACGATGCTTCGATTGAATGGATGTTCTGATGGGCTATAGACGACCAGTCTATCACCATGAGCCTATTAGTATCATACTTGTAAGTTGCTGGTGTATTAATCATAATTTCGCTCCTAAGTTTACAATATAGTCTTTTCAAATTGAATTGGCAACCCCAAAAAGGTATAAACTATGAATAATTGGAAGGACGCATCATGGCTACAACGCTTCAAAAGGAATACGCTTTAATTTACTATATTCGAAACAAGCTTGGGCAAACCGCAAACAACGGTTTTCTGCATGAGCTGTATACAAAGAAAAACATAAAAACAATCCTTGAAGCCTTAATCCAGAATATCATCAAGGATAATCCAACAATCGCCGTTGATAAGGTTATCGATAGGGTAATGTACTCAATCGACATTCCTAGGTTGACTGACCCTACAACCGATGCAGCAACTTTTAGAACACTTCCATATAGCACAGTAAGCCTCATGTACCTATACATGGGTAAAATTATTCAGAGCGTACTGAAAGACAAAAAGCAGAGACTCTTTATCGACGACATAACCGAGGCAAAGACAGGCATGGCGGCAGATTTCATGTCCACATTCAGCATCAACGACATGACAAGCCAAGCTTTCATACAGATGGTTGAACAAGAAACCCGTCCAGACCCTGATGAAATCGTACAGAAAATTCAAGCAAAATATCCAGACGCAAGAAATTCCGAGATTAAGAAGTACGCTACGCAAATGGCCCAGAATCAGTTCACCAACGATGATTTGGACAGCCTGTTCACATTCATCAGGCTGAATTACAAGATACTCGACGATACGTCACTTACCAACGGAATCAAAGCGGTTGTCGCATATAAGGAAAAGGAAGATGCAGAAGGAACTTCAACAGACTCTTTCGAGGAACAGCGTGACCGTCGTGAAGAAAACATCAAGAACAGAATCCTAGGCTCGTCAGCCATATCAAACTTGTTCAAGCTATCATCAAAGACACACTTTGTTGGTACGATGAAATACAAAAAGAACGGCAGTCAGGATGACGGGCAAACAACAGAACCCGTAGTCGAACTAGCCCTCAGACAGCAGGATAAGTTTTTTGATACATTTGCTGAGGTTTTGAACCGTCTTCTTGCACTCGAAGGACTACCGTCCGTAAACTATGGGTCTTTTGGAGATACCCGCAACATCATATTGACCGAGGCACAATACCATGCACTGTTCCCCGAATACTTCATCACTGTCGGCAGCATAAAAGACAGTGTAAAGAGCGAATCCGAAATGGGTACGAAAACGATGAAGAGCGGTGATGAGGCGTCCACAGTAATCGATTCATATACTGGTGAGCAGCAACGTGAGCAAGAAGAAGATGATACCGATTCATATTCTTCCACCGAGCTTAATATCGAAAACTCAAAGAAACTGGTCCTTGCAAAAATGATGGCTACCATCAACAACGAGCCAAATGCCGTCCCGAACCAAATCAATGCGACATCTGGTGTAAAGTCGATGATACGCACTCTGAACGGCATCCTAATAACAGAACTATTCAAGACGCCGATACAGATGCTAGATTACCTCATAACATTCCTTACAACAGGAAAGTTGCCGAATTATCTTAAAAACTATGAGGCAGACCTAGTCAAAATTAAAGATGGCTACCTTGCTGGAAAGAATAAGCAGCGCAATGAAAACAGCGCACAGGATATGCAGGTACAAGCATTCGCTATCGTATTGAGCGAGCTTGCAAAACTTGCCAAAATGGACCCCGAAAACGAGTATAAAAAAAGGCAAGAACAGTCTATGAGAATTGGCGGTGCCGTTCCCCCACAAGCCAATGATATCACTATCACTTACAATGGTTATACCTACATCCTGAATAACCTGTCTGCGGTAGTAAACGCTATGGTAGAACATGCCGTCAAGGGGCAATTCATCAAAACGATGCCACTCAACAGAAGTTCTTCCATTGAATATGTAATATCATTCCTTACATACAGCGGACTTCTTTCTAAAAATAAGAATATATGCACACTGGAAACAGATACGTTAGAAATCAAAAACACCATCGACAACTTGGATTGGGGTACACTGAATACCGAACACAACGCAATGATGGCTGATGCACTCCGTAACTGTTCCTACATCTACCGTTATAACGGTTGGGAGCACATGAGACCAGAAGAAATGAAAGCTCATAAGTTCATAACCATCAGAGACAACAAGAAGAAAAAGACATCATCCGACGACCTCAGCAAGCTCGTCTCATTGATTACCAATCTGCAGACACAGATTAAACCGTACGTCCTGAAACTACGTGCAATCAACCTTGTCATTAACCGCATAACCAGTCAGTATAACATCGACATGAAGCATCTAAAAAATGGTGTAGATGAACCTCATGTTGACCTGAACGAAGCAAACCCGTCAATGCAGATGCTGGCTATGGACAACACGGCTGAATCCATCGACACCATGTCCGAAGGGTACTATATCCGCTTTATCATAGGCAAATACGAAGATGCAGTATCGTCCGCATGCAAAGATATCCGTAAAATCCTTGCTGAAAACCACCTTCTCAATGACCCAACACGAAAAACTCTCATAAGTAAAGTCAACAACGACATACGTCAGACCGACATAATCAACGAGGTCTTCAACGGTGTAAAGAAGGCATCGAAAGGATTCATTGCCGAAGATGTCAGCAAGATGGAAGTCAGTAACATATTCAGCATAGCGCAGGACATAATCCTACTGTACAACAAGGTTCGCAACGACGTGGCTAACTTAGGCAATAACCAAGTTATCGCAAACAGTTTCCCGCCTCGCAACTATGTTACCACATCTGATTTAAAGCAAATTGCAGATGGTCATGCACCGACAGGAAAGGTGTATACCGAAGATGGAAGCATGTGTCAAAACGAGTTCATTCTAAACGCATATCTAATCGATATCCTATTCGAGGCAACATACCTTCTAGCCGTGCATTTCGGCTTAGGTGGACAAAGTACATACACAACTCAGGATGTCGTTCGCAAAACGGACATCAATGAAATGAAACAGTACATTACTGCCAATCTCAATATCAATGTCAAAAACGATGCTTCATACAAGAAGTTACTCACAGGCATCCTGACGAGAATGAACACCACACTATTCAATACACAGATGATGAACATCATCGTTCCAGTCATAACCAACTTCCCGAACATGAAACAACTCACCGTAGGTGAATACAACAAAATTAACGGGCAGACTACACACTGGACGGCAGACAAGGCAATGCAGGACAGGATGAACCGAAAATCACAGCATTTCAACTTGAAGGCCAAACGTGAAGCCGAAATGACCCGCAAGAAAATGCTGTCAAATTTGGTGAACCCAGCATACTACTAGAATTGCCTACGGTAGTTCTTGAGAAGGCCCTCTGCGGCCTTCTTTTTGCGTTTCTCCAATTGCTGAGCACGCTTCTCGGCCTTTTCCTTTCTCTTCTGCTTGATGTCGTCAAGCTTTACATCAGCCTCGACGATACCAGTAAGGTCATACGGCTGGACTGGAATCTTGTCCGCATCGTAGTATTTCACCCTTTCACGGAAATGACGCACCATGCAGTTTTCATTGATATAGTCTCCACGAGTGCGCCCGTGGACCATATACGAAGCATCATCAACGATGTCATAGCAAGTTGCAATTTCCTTTCCAGGACACTTACGGACAATACGACCAATCGACTGCATAATCATGTACATAGACTTGCCAGGGTCGCCAAAGACGAGGTTGTTCAACTTCTTGACGTTCATGCCAGCTTGGAGACAGCCGTACGTTCCCAGCAGGATGTGACCATACGAGGCGTCCATCTCCAATCTGATACGGTCACGCTCATTCGCCTTGACCTCACCCTTGATTATACTGTACTTGAACTCTGGATGATGCTCCTGCAAGTATGCGGCAACACGCTCCAACGGGTCGATGTTGCGGAATAGGATTACAGTGTTCTGGTCAGTCGTTATCTTCTTGTTGTTGATGAGCATGTCAAGAATATCGAAACGACTGCGGTTGCCAGTCACGATTGAATATTCCTCCTCGAACTTCGAGTAGCAGATGGTCGTACGGCAATCCAACGGATATGGAACAAACAGGGCAACCACCTTGACAGGTGTGATAAGACCCTTTTCGGCAAGCTGCCAAAGACTCACGATTTCATACTTTTTCCCAAGAGAGGCTTCGATGTAACCTGCATCGAGACCGTCGTTAGGAATGGTTCCCGAGACACCAATCTTGAAGTTTTCCGCCGAGGTACAGTAGTCAAGAATCTGGCGCAAGACGGGACCACGGCAACCCTGACATTCGTCAACGATTACCGCATCGAACCGCTTGAAGAAGGAAGGCT